ATGGATTTTGGGCAGTGCCTCCGGACCTGGATAATTTTGTGTTAATAACGTTTGTTATGGGCGATCCAAGTCGTGGATATTGGTTTGCCTGTGTGCCCAATACTCCGGTGCAACAAATGGTACCGGCTATAGGGCGTCCGGCCGATAATGAACAAGTAATTATATCAGATGATTTTTTTGGTCGCACAGAATTTGATAGTTATCTTCCGGTAACAGAGTTGAATATGTCGTCGGGCGATAATGATACTAGATCTAATTTTGCTACCGCCCCTAAACTTATTCACAAGTTTCAAGCCAACATTGTAATCGAACAAGGACTAGACACCGATCCCTTAAGAGGCACAGTAACAAGCAGCAGTCAACGAGACACACCAAGTCGTGTAATAGGAATCAGCAGCCCAGGAAGACCGTACCCAGATACAGCAGAAATACCAAACTTTGAGAAAAAATTACAGGCCGGAGAATACAAAGTAGGATCGCCCGAACTACTACCAATTTACAGAAAAGGTGGACACACTTTTGTAATGGACGACGGTGATGCATTTGCAGACAGTAATTTAGTTAGATTACGTAGTGCTGGCGGACATCAGATTCTGATGCATGACACCGCTAATGTTATGTATATCAGCAACAGCCTGGGCACTAGTTGGATAGAATTAACTCCTGATGGTAGTATTAATGTTTATGGAGCAGGTAACATAAGTCTAAGAGCCCAACAAGATTTAAATCTACACAGTGATGCTAATGTCAATATACATGCTGGTGATACTATTCAAATGTATGGGGGTTCTACTATACACTCACAGACACAAAATCATTTGTTAACTGCGGCATCTTTCTATAATGTTAATGCAGGTGTTGTTGGCATCAGAGCCGGCGGAAAGATGAATGTAAGATCAATCAGCGGAACATGGGAATGTTCTAGTTTATTTTCTGTAAAAGCCGGCACAGGCACATGGGAAACAGCCGGCGAAACTTCTATATATTCTTCAACAGGCGGTTGGAAAACGTCAGGCGAACTTAAACTTGTTGGCAGTCAAATACATTTAAATACTCCTGGTAAAGTTCCAACTGCACCAGTAGCACCCCCTCAACCTGTAATCAATCCAGACCTGATAATGTTCAAACAAACAGATGTGAGAAAAGATGATGAAACTGGAAGATGGTTTAAGTACAACAATGAATTTGAAAGTATAGCACCATTTACACCAACACACGAACCGTGGAAAAGAGCTACAGGAGTTAAAAAATTTAGCGACGGCACTGTAGATCCTTCTACGCCAAGAACTCAATCGCCAGGAATATAAAATGCCAGTAAATGTTACAGAGTATGTAAACAATGTAGCTGCAAGTGATCCTAAAATTGCTGCTAACGTGAGAAAAGGTGTTAAAGTCACCACAGCTTTTTTTCAGGCTGTCGAAAGCGGAAATTTTAATGCCAGTCAAATTGTAGATACTAACAATCTTAGCCCGCAGGATCGAGCCAATTTAAATGCAATGAATGCTGGCATCAGTTCAATTGGTGCACTGGCCAGTGGCCAGATTCCTACTGCAGGACCAATCGGCACAGCTATTTCAAATGTTGCATCCAATATTGGGTCAGCAGTATCAAATGTGACCAGTAATATTAAAAGTTCTTCGTCATCGTCGTCGAACTCTAAAAAGAATAAAGGAATCGATACAGCCAGTAAACAACAGTTTTCCAATGGAGCCGCTAGAGAATATTTAGACAGTGCAGATGCTCCCACTGGTGTTGCCTTATTAAGAGCCAAAGCCGGTATTCCTATATTGCTCCAAAGCGAAGTAAGAGCGTTAATGGTACAAATAGGTTATTCTGCTACGACCTGGACGTTAGATTACAACGCTCCGCCAAAACTTGGAAGATATGCTGTTCATAATACCACCTTGATCAATTACGGGTATAAGAATAGCAAGACCGGAGCCTGGACCGGGCAAGACGGCATCAATACTGAAATAGATTTTATTTTTGACAACAACGTTCAAGATCGCATAATGCAGCGTTTTATAGTAGATCAATATAAAGCATTGATTAAATGTGATGCCATACGCAATGGCGACAGTAAAGCCAATATTGGGGGTATGCTTGCTGTATCTTATTTTTTTCAAGATGCTAAACCAAGCTTGGCACAAGGAATACAAGCTGCTGGATCATTGATTGGTACATTATCTGTGGGAGATCCTACACAACTCATTGGAAGTTCTGCGGATCTAACAAACAGTGCAACTAGTACTTTGTCATTTGGCGGAGGTGCTGCCAGCTCGGGAATTCAATCCAATTTAAATGCAGTTCTAAGTAACGTAGAGAAAGTTACTAGCAGCATACCCGGAGCTGCTAAATTGGGCACAATTACAGACCTAACAACATTGGTGCAAGTGGGAGCGATTGCTGCATCTGCAGTAAAAGCAGCAAACTCGGCTTCTACTAGTAAAACTATATCGGCCAATGCCGCAGCAAAAGCCGATGTATCAAAATTTAGTGCATCTGCCAGCGAATTTGCTTCGAGCTTGCCTGCCAACAAAGCCAAAGACTGGAGAGACGGTGGCAGCGGTGATGCAGCCGATTACTTTAATGCAGGAAAATATGCCATACAAACACTGGCCGCCGACATAGAAACGTAAATACTATTATGACTATACGATACAAAGGTTTTAACACAATTGACCAACAGAAAAAATTCAAATTGGTAGACGTAGACCTTGTCAAAAGAGATTTATTAAATCATTTTGCAATTAGAAAAGGTGAAAAGCTAATGAACCCAAACTTTGGAAGTATGATTTGGAATATGCTATACGAGCCAATGACTACCGAAGTTCAAAACGCTATAATTGCAGATGTAAAACGAGTAGTTTCCTATGACCCACGACTGAGAGTAGATAATATTATCATTGATACTTTTGATCAGGGTATTCAATTACAAATAGATCTTACGTTCTTGCCACAAAATCTTTCAGATAGATTGGTTTTACAGTTTGACGGCGTAAGTAACCAATTATCTACTAGATAATAATAGCTGTTTATTTTTACCATAAATACTCAATATTAGGTACAAAATATGGCTATTACTACAAGACAAACTAGTTTACTAGTTCAACAAGATTGGACCAAGGTATACCAAACGTTCAGAGAAGCAGATTTTCAAAGCTTTGATTTTGAAACTCTGCGTAAAAGTATGCTGGAATATCTGCGTACTTACTACCCAGAAGATTTTAACGATTTCACTGAAAGTTCAGAGTACATTGCTCTAATAGATCTTATCGCTTTTCTAGGACAAAGTCTAGCATTTAGAGCCGATTTAAATACCAGAGAGAATTTTTTAGATACTGCTGAACGTAGAGACAGTATTCTAAAGTTAGCTAAATTAATCAGCTATAATCCAAAAAGAAGTATTCCTGCCAACGGATATTTAAAATTTGAAAGCATTAGTACTTCTGAATCAGTGTTTGATAGTTTAGGAAATAATTTAGCAAACACCAATATAAATTGGAACGACAATACTAATACAAATTGGCTAGAACAATTTACTGCCATTCTCAATGCTTCGCTATTGTCATCACAGGTAGTTGGAAAACCTGGTGCTTCAACCAATATCAATGACGTCAAAACAGACGAATACACAGTAAACATTTTAGGTGGAATAACACCTGTGTATACATTTAATAGTTCTATTGCAGGCGTAGTATATCCATTTGAAGTAGTAAGTGCCACAACACTCAATGAAAGTTTTATATATGAAAATGACCCCAGAACTGGGTTAGGATTTAATTTTTTATATAGAAACGATAATCAAGGCAACGCTTCTAATAACACCGGTTACTTTTTCTATTTTAAACAAGGTGAATTAAAAAATCTTGATTTTAATATTGCTGAAAATTTACCTAATAGAATAGTTAACATTAATTTTGATAACATTAATAATTCTGATGTATGGTTATATTCCCTAAATGCCAACGGAAGCACAAACACATTATGGAACAAAGTACCTGCAGTTAACGGTGTTAATGTGATTTACAATAACAGCTCGGAAAAGAACTTGTATAGTGTTAATACTCGAGCAAATGATCAAATTGATTTAGTGTTTGGCGATGGTAGCTTTACTAATATACCAACAGGTAATTTTAGATTATATTATAGAATTTCTAATAATTTAACTTATAAAATTACGCCTGACGAAATGACTTCTGTGACTATTACTATTCCTTATAGGAGTAGAGCTGGTAGAGCAGAAACGTTAACTGTTAGAGCCAGTTTAAAGTATACTGTAACTAATGCTACTGCTAGAGAAACGCTAGAAGAAATTAGAACCAAGGCTCCACAGCAGTACTATACTCAAAACAGAATGATTACCGGGGAAGATTATAATGTTCTTCCTTACACCACATTTAATTCTATTTTAAAAGTTAAAGCTGTTAATAGATCTAGTTCGGGTATCAGCAGATATCTTGACGTAGTAGACGCAACTGGAAAATATTCAAGCACAAATATTTTCGCTCAGGACGGAATAATTTTTAAAGAAGATCAAATTGAAACAGAGACTTTTCAATTTACAAGTAGTACAGAAGCAAGATTTATTACTATCAATACTTTGTTGCCTTTGATAGCAACCATACCAACTAAACATTTATACTACGATACAGCAACAAGACAAAGTCCCGCGGGAACCACAGTAGCAGCTACAACAATTTTAGAAGGCAAGGCTTATAAAATTATCTCAGCTGGTACTACAGATTTTGTTGATTTTGGATCTCTTAATAGTTCTGTAGACACATTGTTTATAGCATCTCGCGATGGCACCGGCAGTGATGGATCGGGCACTGTTGCAGCTATACCTTCATGGACACAAACATCGTCATCACTGGGAAGAAGTACAGGAACTTTTGATAGTCCAAGTTATACCTATTTAAAAGCAGGTTCGTTAATTAAATTTATTGCGCCCACTGGAAAATATTTTGATGCACAGAATCAGTTACAAACCGGAACACCAGTAACAGAATACGAAAAAAGTTATATTTGGGCTAGTGTAATTAGTTACAACACACCCGGATCTGGCTCAGCAATTTTAAGTATAGTGGTACCTACTGGATCAATTATTTCTGAAATTATTCCAGTATTTGCCAATGATTGGCCCACATCGTTGATCAATGACATTGTGAACAGAATGTTGAGCAGAAAAAACTTTGGTATCAGATACAATATCTCTACCATGACATGGACTATCATCGAAGAAGAAAATTTAAGCACAGGCAGCTTTAATTTAACCTATGCCGGCGATACTTCAGCAACAGGCAAAGATTCAAGCTGGTTTGTGAGATTAGAATATATAAATCAGTCCTATACTGCTATCTCGCGAGGCATAGGTTATTACTTCCAGAGCGTAAGAGAAACTAGATTTTATTTTGATCCAGATGTACGAGTATATGATAGTAAAACTGCTTCAACTAAAACAGATAAAATTACTATCCTACGTTCGAATACGTTACCCGACAGTGCTGATAGTTTATTTTATTCTCAAGAATATAAAATCTGGAACAAAGTAATTGATTCAGACGGATACGAAGATAATAGAAAAATTTCTGTTACTTTCCCCGATGACAATGCCGATGAAGTTCCTGATGATCCTGATCTATTTACAAGATTTGTTGAACCGGACACTAACCCACAGGACAAACTTGTTTTCTTTGAATCAACGATCGACGAATTTAGTTTTCAAAGAATTGATCCTGTGATGTCTAACACCATTGTTACCACCTATGGCACACAATCTCTTATAAGTTTAAACAAAAATAATTATGTGATAGATAGTGTGTTCTATGCATACACCGAAGGTATTTTTTATCAAAATACCAGCGACGGACTGGTAACTACATCACAATATCTGGCTAGATTTGGCCGACAAGACATTTATTTTCAATACGAACATAATGCACCTAATAATAGAAGAATAGATCCTAGCCCTAATAATCTAATAGATCTATATATACTGACTAAAGATTATGCTAGCCAGTATACTTCTTATATAATTGATACTAGCAGTACAATAACTGAGCCACTGGCACCCACCGGTAACGATTTAAAAATTGAATACAATAGCATTGAAAATTACAAAGCAATTAGTGATAGTTTGATTTATAACAGTGCTCAGTTTAAACCATTATTTGGAAGTAAAGCCGAAACTACATTACAGGCTGTGTTTAAAGTAGTGAAAAATCCTACAGTAAATATTAGTGATAACGACGTTAAGACTAGTGTAATTGCTGCAATTAATACATACTTTGATATCAATAATTGGGATTTTGGAGAAACATTTTATTTCAGCGAATTGAGTGCTTACTTGCATTCAGCTCTGTCTCCAAACATAAGCAGTATTATTATAGTACCGGCTGCATCTGACAGTAACTTTGGTACATTGTATCAAATTAATGCTGAACCAAATGAGATACTTATTAGTGCAGCCACAGTTGACAACGTTCAAATCATTAGTGCTATAACAGCAGGACAATTAAATTTAGGATTATAAGATGGCAGTAAGAAAAACTGTACAATTTTTACCAGAAATTTTTAGAACAGAAACTAATAGAAAATTTCTGAACGCTACGTTGGATCAGCTGATTGCTGAGCCTTCGTTAAAAAAAATTGATGGTTACATTGGTAGAAAATTAGCCCCATCATATAAAACATCTGACAGTTATATCATTGAGCCCTCAACAGATAGACAAAACTATCAGCTTGAAGCTTCGGTTATTACCAAAGACGAAATCACAAACAAAGTAAATTTTGCAGTTACCTATCAAGATTTATTAAATCAAATCAGATATTATGGAGGCTTGACTGATCAACATAATAGACTGTTTAACAATGAATATTATACATTCAATCCCAGAGTTGATTTAGATAAGTTTATTAACTTTAGTCAGTATTACTGGTTAAAAGACGGTCCTGATGCTGTATTAGTGTCAGCATCAGATATTCCTTTAAATGTAGAATACACAGTTTCCTACGATGCAGTTTCGCAAAGATATAGTTTTTCCAGTAACGGCAACGTGGGCAATCCTACGTTAACATTGGCCAGGGGCGGTACTTATATTTTTAGATTTGACGATCCTGCTACAAGATTTTATATACAGTCTAAACCAGGATCAGCTGGGGTAGATCCCAACTTCCCGAATATCAGTGTACGAGATGTTATGGGTGTCAATGATATAGATACCAACGGAACATTTGTTTTTACAGTCCCAACAGTCAATGCCCAAATAAATTGGTCGCTAATGGAGTTAGCAACCACAGCTGATTACGCAACAGATTTAAGTTTTCAAGACATCCACGGTGCAACAGTCAATGATATAAATTTATACTTCGGCGGCATTGATGGAGTAGTAACAGATCTTGATAATAAAACTATTATTTTTGTTAATAATACCACCGTTGACGACGTATTCTGGACTGATAGCCAAGCTACTGTTGTTGATGGGGTAGTCAGTTTTGGCACATCAACAGTGACTCCGCTGGGAAATAGAAATGATGTTTATATTGCAAGAATATATCCAGATCAAGACGGCATTGAAAGAATCGTACTAGAACTGTATCAGACTATAGACAACGAGCAAAAAATAAGAGTCAATTCTGGAGCGTCAAAAGCCGGATTAGAATATTATTCTCGTTATGGACTGTTAAACCGCATACCACTGCAAACTGCTAGTTTGGATATATTATATTATCAAAATCCTGTTGATAATGCAGCAGTAGGATTAATACAAATAGTAGAGACAGATTCCGGCACAATAAATCCAGCTGAGGATATTGTAGATCAAGCAGAATATGTAAGTCCAAACGGAGTAATTTTTACCAACGGAATCAGAATTCAATTTGATTCAAGCGCCGGCGAAACTTACAATGGCAAATCTTTTTACATCGAAGGTGTAGGTTCTGCTATTCAATTGATACCATATGATGATATGGTTGGTCCAGAATTAGATAATCTTGAAACTCCGGATTACTTGACTATCAACCGGGCAAGTATTGATAAGAATGCATGGTCAAGAACAAATAAATGGTTTCATCAAGAAGTAATTGTTGCAACAGCATCTTATAACAGTACCGATGTGGTATTAGATCAAAATCTA